CAGGATTTTATGTATCGTGTAGTGAAATTATTACAGGCTTTAAGCCCGACAACAACAGCACACTTTACGAGCGATCTTGCATCATGGACTTCAGAGAATTATCTGAAGATGTTACCTCTTTTCTGGAGAGAACTACTGTCCGGTGAAATTTCACCGAAAGAAATCCTTTCCAGGATTGAATTTCGATTCAATCTCTGGTTGAGGTGTATTCCTCTGACTGGTTTTACCAGCCGTCATAGGAAGAAATTACGAAAGTTATTGAGATTTAACGTAGAACTCATGGAGTTCCTTGTCTCACCTCTTTCCGTAATTAAGAAGGGCTTAATTGCTGCACGCGCCATAGGTCTCGGGTCTAAAGTAGATCCTCAACAAAGGGCGGCATTAATTTCCTTCGTGCCTATGGGTTATCGTCGAATTTGGGGTTATTCCCCAAGTAAGAAAGGTTTCTTACAGTTTTCAATGATATCCCGTGCTTTGGAGAGTCCAACCCAAGCTATGCTTAAGCAGGACCTCCTAGCTTTCTCAGAACGGCGGCATAACACACCTGACGAATCTATTGATCCCTCGTGGTGTGTCCCGCATGTAATGAGATTAGGCACATTAGATCCTAATCCTCCAAATGGCTTTGCCATGTCTCGAGTAGCGAGCAATGCTTCTACTCTCGACGTGCCACGCAAGGATGGAGGGAAAATAGAGAACGCGGTACGAGTAATTAAGAGCCATCCTAACAAAGCATTTTATAATGCCTGTCGGGAGAAGCTTCATACCAAAGTAGCGAGTTCTCTACGTGAAGGATCTAATCTCACATCTTTGACAGATGCTGTTAAAGCATTTGTCGATGTGATCCCAATAAGGCCGTTAGCTGATTTACCGGGGACAGGAAGGGTGTCAATTCTCTCAGAGAGAGGAAAGACACGCCCTATAACTGTCTCGTCGATTCACCAGTCTACGCGAGCTGATTGGGTAGGGACGCAACTTCGTGCGAAAATGAAAAACATTCCCGAATTAGTTGAATCCCTTGGTGAGGATCTTCAGTCGTATAGTTTAGAGGGTGACCCACATAAAAATGTGTGGACACCTCCTAGTGATTTTAAATCAAAACTACATTTACCTCGACCGAAAGATCCATCCACTCTCTACCTGTTTTCAGGTGACCTCCGTGCAGCAACAGATCTTATTTCAAAGAAACTTATTGATAGAGTTGCACAGGAGTTTGGCCTTGGAGAGAGTGGGTACCTTGCATTCCGAAACCAAGAACTTAAATACCCCGACGAGATTAAACTCGTACAGTTGGGTACATGTCTTGGTTTAGGGGGGTCATGGCCGATATTATCTCTATTACATCATTTCGCAGTCACCCGAATAGGGTTACCTAGAAATTCCTTTAAAATTAAAGGTGATGATATAATTGGATATTGGACCGTGGCTCAGATACAAGCATATGAATATGGAATACACATGTTAACAAACATGGAATTGCAGTATTCAAAATGCTTTATCTCTGCAAGGAAGGCCTTATACTGTGAAAAAGCGGTGTTTATTTCAAACACGAAGCTTTTTGTTGATTTTGCAACCAACCAGTATAAGACCATAATATTATTGGAGCGCATAAGAGATGTCCTACCTTTATCTGGTATGTCTAAAGACTTATTAGTCGTTAATCATAATAATCAGGTAGAGGTTCTCTCTGCGGTAGAAGCACTCAATAGAGAAAATGCTTCACGCAAACGTATACAGATGTTTCAAAATCTTGTACCGTTTGTCTCCAAGTTAAGGAAGATGTACCCATCCATTTCCCACCTTCCGGTGAGGTATGGCGGACTCGGTCTAATGCCACCAAGACAGTATAAATATACTCGTCTTATAGGGGCTTATATTAGAGCTGTCCATAATGGAAAAGTACAAGTACCTCAACTCACTGTGTCCGGGAGTAAGTCATTGCAAAAGATGGTAAATACCACTCTTTCCAAGAGCTTTAATCTCAGATCTTACCTGTCGGCATACGCAGATCAGTATAGCTTAGACGCAGCAAACACCCAAAACATCGAAGATGCAATGGGTGGTGCCCGCTCAGCTTTATCTGTCTACTATGGCCTTCAAGGTTATAGGTTTGTTGATTTAAAGTTTAAGGATTTAAGGAGGCGGTTAAACCACGTCCATAAATTGACCAAACTTCAGTCACAACAGTGTCTTCCGGGACTATCTTACAAAGAGCTGATGCTTTTAAGCACAAGACTCAATGTGAAGTTAGTTCCACCCAGAC